CACGCGGATGCCTTAAGCAGTTCATTCTTAAGATCCAGCTTATGTGAATACCCATCAATCAAGGCCTGCATGCGGTCATCGCATATACAGTATGTGCCATCCTTTGACTCAAATTCTATCGTTTGTAGTTCTTCGTTTATCATTTGGTAAATGTGCGCGTTGTGCAGTCGCGCCCCTGCCTGGTGCAAGACCAGTTTGCCGCTACTCTCTCGGCTGGTCACGCCATTTCAACATCGGCGTTCATGGCATCTAGTGTTCGCCGGACGACCCAGCGTTTCGCACTGCGAAAGTATCCATCCCATCCCTCAGCAACTTGAAGAACAGCTCGCTGCTCATCGTCACTAGCCAAGGTGTACGGTTCTTCTTGTGAGCGACGATCCACGGCTTCCCTCCACCATCGCGCTCGGCCTGCTCTGTGGCCTTGATTAGATTGAGGTTCTCAACGAACTTCACTTCTTGGTGCAGTGCTGCAAGCTCCTCGCAGATCACATCTGGCGAGTCCGTCCCTCCGGCGAACTGCTGACCACGCCTTGCGGTGAAGCCAGCAGCCCGGAGTTCGTCACGCCACATGCGCTCGCCTCTACACCCCTTGGCTCTTGAGTTTATTGGCATCGCGTTTGAGCTGTAGCCAGTGGTTTACTTCCTCAAGTGAGAAGCGTAGGCAACGCGCACTGATACGGTGATGAGGAATGCGATTCTCGCGTGCCCACTTCAACACTGTCTGAAGCGAGACGTTAGCGAGCTGGGCAATGTCTTTAGCTTTTACCATTTGAGATCATCCTCCTCTAACTCAGGGGCCTCTTCTTTAGCCTGCTTAACCTGTGCAGATGGGAACGCCTTAGCGTACCCTGCACGATCTGCGCTGATGAACAGGCTGGTAGCGATGGCCTGAAGGTGCTCTGGCGAAAGCGCCTTAACTTCCTTACCAACCCACTCAGCAGCCTTGATAGCTTCGGCCATGAGCTGTGCCGCTTGAAAGAGCGCACGCTTAGCGTCTGCTACGGTGATCGAAACAGGCGAACTTGCCTGCACTGGTTTGCGCGGGCCTGCCACTGGTGACGCGCCGCTCGCATCATCGATGATGGCGGCTTTGTCGGTAACCTTTAGCTCGTTCTCACCACTGTGCGTGGACGTCTTTACTGACAACCCTTCAAGACCCTTCTTGCCAGCTTGTGACTTGATGGTCACCATCTGGCCTTTAAGGTCTCCCATCTCTTCTGGAAGCCAGAACGACGCCTTGCACTCGCCGGTGGCGTCTTGCACTACCGCGTTTTGCACGCGCCATTCACCAAACTTACCCTGCCCGGTACGGGGCGGATAAACCGTCTTGATTGTGACTCTAATCTCGCCGATGACGCTGCCATCGGCAAGGTTCGCTAAGTCTGCGATTGTTGCTACTTTCATTTTTATTAAGTTTCATCAACGGACCATCCGCTGAATGACGAGCAAACTACACGTTGCTTTTCTGCGCGCAACTACTTTTTTGCACGAATTTCGTCGTCATCGTCATCATCCTCATCATCACACTCTTCTGCCCAAGAATGCTCCAGCACACGTTCTTTGTGCATGAGGTTAATGTGCATGTCCCGAGCAAACCGATTGCCCCAACCGGCCTCGTAGCGATTCGTGTTGTCGTTGTCGTGCTCATCTTGAGCCTGCACTAGGATCTCGCCGCACTCAAAGTACTCGCACAGAATGTCTTTAGCTCGTTGAATGATGGCTTGGCGCTCGCGTTCTTCAGGTGTCATAGTTGGTAGTGTGTCAGTAGAACCTTCCTGCCGTCACTTGTCACTTGGTAAAAGCGTTGAGCGGAAGCTTTGCGTTCACTGAGAATAGTACGCACAGCGGTGCGGCCAATTCCAAGCCGATCAGCAATCTGCGTTATGGTGTACCAGCCTGCTGGCGCGGGCCTTATGTTCAAGGTCTGCGCAAGCTCCGTGAGCCAATCCTTCTTTACACCGGCAACTTGAAGCTTCCGTCCTTTAATTCTTTTGTCAGCCATACAATTGTCTCATTGTCAGAATATTCACCCCACGCCCAACCTCGACTCCATGCGGTGGTTGCGATCCTATTCTCCGCATAGCCAGCCATTTCTGGATCTCCTAGCCACCCAACAGAGTAGCCAGTCACCCCTTTAATGCGCCGACCTTCAGCGATTTGTACGCGATGAATGTGCCCCATGACAAGCTTGGTGTACTTGCCATGACACATGCGCTCGGCGCTGTCTCTGAGCGCCTGCTCGCTGTGCAGATAGCCGTGTTGGAATAGAGCGTCACCTAAGCCAACGAAACCGGTCTTAAGCTTGTAGTCGTACACCTTGCATTTGATTGACTTAGCCCGGTCGTGGATCTGATGGTACACACGAGTCGCCAGCGCAGAGATGATTGCCTTAGGATGACTCATCAGCGTGACGAGCCTAGCCTCGTGGTTGCCGAGCAAGTAGTGCTGTGGTCTCAGCGCCGAGATAAATGCTAGGCCATCGTTCAAGTCAGCCTCAGGATCAACCGCAGAGTCGGCGTTGTCGTTAGTGAGTGCGCCGGTGCGCAAACACGTCATGTCGATGGCATCGCCAAGATGCAGCGTCGTGTCCGGCTTCCACCTATCACGAAAGCGGAGCACTTCCTTCAGTACAGCCTGGTCGGCCATGAAGCCGTGGCTGCACGATACCGCAAGGAAGCGTTTCCACTTCCGCGTTATGTTTGCCATGAGAGCTATTTGCGCTTGCGGGCAGCCTGTTGACGAGCGGCGTCTTTCTGCACGCGATAGGCAATGGCTACAGCCTGCTTCTGTGGCTTGCCAGCGCCGATCTCACGACGGAGGTTTTCAGTGAAAGCTTTGTCGGATGCGGAGTGCTTGAGTGGCATATGGTTATTTCTTTGAATACTTCTTTCTCGCAAATTGAACAGCTTCTTGTTGCGTTTTAAATACTCCTTCCACTTTTCCTGTTGGGCCAAATACTTTAAACTTATTGGCTGGAGTAGATAGAACGCGAATCTTAAACTTTTGATCGCTTATACTGGTTGTTCCCCCAATGTTTTCCTCCACAGTGTTAGCAGGATCAAAGATAACATTACCAGCAAGATTTCGGTTTGATGCTGCTAGTGCAGACATAATCCACTTCTTCTTGGCTTCTGCTCCAAATGGAATGGCCGTGTTCTTTGTCAGCTTGCTAAAGGCTGCGCTTCTAGCCAACCGGGCAGCAGACTGCTCCGTAATGTTAGGGTCTGTGGCAGCTTTAACTGCAAACTCAGTAAACTCTGGGCTGTGGATTAAGTTTGCAAAAGCAGTTCTAATCTCTGGCTTTGCTCCAGCGATGAAGTTTGACAACTTACTTGCAACTCCAGCTCCTAACGCCATGCCTGCCGTTTGGCCTAATGGGCCTATCAAGCTGCCTGCTGCACCACCAACTGCTGCTCCAATAATCGGGCCACCAACGCCATTGATGAGTTTTTCAACAAACCGCTCGGCCTGCATCGACTCAAAGAACTCTTGATTGGCTTTTCCGTTGTGCAGCAGATTAGCCTGCATCTGAGCAATCCGATCTCCGACATCTGCCAGCCCATTAATAATACTAACGTCTGCCTTAGTTATCCCCGGAGCTTGTTGTATTTTGCCCCAGATAGGAGTCTGTTTTTTAAGTTTTCCAACCTTTGTTGCAAAGTCTTTAAACGATAATGTGCCAGTTTGATTTTTAGTGGCATTCATTAATGAAGACATAAGCACTGTCTTCTTTAAATTGTCTGGCACTACATTAAGCAGCTTTTCAATTGGAGCAGCATTTCCTTCTGCGCCAGAATTAATGGCGCTCTTCATTAGGCTTGCAATGCTGCCATTATTGTCTGTGCCAAAGCCTTCAATGATACGATCCGTAAGATCGCTAGCTTGACTCCAAAGCCTAGATGCCTGCTCAAAATCAAGCAACGCTTCAGGGCCAGCGTTTTTAGCTACGATGTTGCGTTGATCTGCGTTAAGCGCAGCATACAACTCGCTCTTAGCCTTACGCTCCATGTCAGCATACTCGTTCTTGCCAAACCCGCTGATGGCGTCGCCAAGCTTGCTTTTTTCGCGAGCAACTATGCCATAAGTGATGTCTCCGTCTTGCAACATCTGGTATAGACGCCTTTCAGCAGTTTCCATTCTATCAATTCTGCCGCTAGCAAGGTCTTTTGCCTTTTGCAATTGAGCGCGTAAAGAGGGAAGCTCAACTACTGTTGTTGGAGGAATTACAGAATCAATCTGCTTGTAAATCTCTTGAGCCGCAGATCTATTTTCTTTAATTTGCGATCCAAGTGAAGCTTTTACATTTTCAGAAACCGATGCAATATCTGGCGATGCATCAAGTGACTGCAATAAGCCTTGCGCTTTTTCTCTTGCGGCATCTACAGTAGCCCCAAACTTTGCGCTAAACTCAGATCCAGTTTTAGAGCGCATTTGCCCCAATACTTCGTTGAGTTGTTTGTTGTCGCTGTAGGCATCAATGGGCAATTCAAAGCCAAGCTCTTTAGCGGTCTGTTCAATCTTAGGATCAATCTTAGCCAGCACTGCCAAGTCTTGCTTTGCTTTAGCTGAACCCATTCCTTCGCTGGACGCCTTGCGGACTAGCTCGCCAAGATCTCTTTGCTTAAGCTCGGCAGGAATAACATTCTTGGCTTTATTGATAGCAGCCAAAGCGTCGTCAGAACTCTTAAAGAGCGGTCTAACAGCTTCGATGATCTTGCCGCCAATCTTACCTGCTGCGGTAAATGCGCCTCCAAGGCCACCAGCCATTGCAATGTCTTCAGGGTTAATCTCGCCACCCGTGGCTTTCTGTAAGCCCTCTTGTACAGCCTGCTGTGCTGCGCCTGTCAGGATTGCCCCGCCAATTCCCTCTGCTGCTATAGCTGGAGTTGCGATTGCAGCACCTACAGTGTTCATAGCCCTTGGAACGTCACTCCATTCCAAGCCGGGCTTCATGGCATATTCCTGCTTGTCGATGTCTGACTTAAGAATGTAGTTGCCCTTTTCGTCTTGGCGTACTTGTATCTTTGGAAATTGAGCCTGAAAGATCTTAACCGTTTCTTCTGGGCTTGTTGCCATTGTACCGGCTGCTGCCTTAAGTGCAGCTCCAGCTTGCGGGCTGATTCCGCCATCTCGAAAGATTGAAAACTCAGGCATACTCGTGCGATAGTTCGGAAGATTCTTAATCTCTTCCGTCATTCGCTCATTGCCGGTAATACTTTCCGCAATTCTATTTAAAAGTCCAGGCGTTGGCGTTTCGTTTCCTGCCGTCTCAACCTGCGTGTCCTTTTGAATGTCAGGAATCTGCGCCTGTTGCTGTGCAATTTGCGGCTCCAATTCAGCAAAAGTCTTAATTGGAATGACGCCAAAGCTACTCGCAATACGTCCACTGGTTGGCAAAACAACTTGCTCATAAGCAATTTTATTGTGCGATGAAGCCACGCTGTCGTGAACCTCTTTCATCTTTCTAATTGCTTCATCTGGATTTGCAGAAAAGACGTTTGAAACCTTTTCCATCAATCCAGAACCCTCCGCACTTCTAAGCTTTGATGCAAATATAGTTGGATCAAGCTGAGACTTACTCATCAGTGCAGAAAACTCTGAAAGCCCCGTAAGTTCTGGAAACTTATACATCAACTCAGTTCCAGTAACTGCGTCTGCACTAATAAGATTGTTTACGACCTTTACTGCATTTGTAAGAAGATATCCTGCTTTTCCTTCTTTGGTGTCATACTTTTCAGCATTCTTAATTTCATTTTCAAGAATGCCTAAAAGTCTTTTTTCCGTTTGAAATTGCGGATTCTCAAAAGCAAATTTTTCTGCTGATTTGTAAATAGCCGTATCTTCAAATGGCTTAAGTTTGCTTTTAAGTGATTCAAGCAGGGGCTTTTCAGTGTCTAAGTAAAACTGCGCTGCTTTAGCATCTTGCGCGTACATTTGACGCGCTTGATTAATTGTCCGCGCTTGATACTGATCATACGCCCGCCGGTCAGCGTCATACTGCAATTGATGACGATACTCACCAAACCTTAAGTTTTCGTCAGGCTGCTGCTCCTGTTGTGGCTGTGAAGCAGCGGCCTCTTGCGCAGCAGCTCGTTGAACCAATGCACGCTCCTGCATCGCCATCTGCTGATCCTGCATGGCCTGGCGCTGTTGTGCCGCCGCTTGTTCTCTCTGCGCGGCCATCTGTTGTGCATAGCGCACATAATCAATCGCCGATTGAGATGTAAGTCCGTAGTTTTCAGCCATAATGTTATTGGTATGGAACGCCAGCCCATGCGCCGCCATAGTTTTGCTGCCGCCGGGCAGGGGGAAGTCCTCCAAATTGCGTAAAGTCCACTGGTTCTTCAACTGATGGCATCACCACTCCACCACCGCCTCCTCGTAAGCCTGCCAGTTCTGCTATGCCCCGTGCATACGTTGGCTCGTTGCGCCGAGCCTGCAACTGCATCTGCCTATCAAACTCTACATTGCCGGTAGCAGTTTTAGACAGCATCGGTATTGCAGTTTGCAGGAACCTTGCTCCATCAATAGCGCCTAATGTGTCTTTGTATTTTAAAATAGCATCAGTCTGTTGCTGATCTATGCCGGGGAAAAGCGCACTGCGGACTGATGGATCTTTTAAAGTAGATTCTAAAACGCGACTGCTTTTATTGGCACCCTGTACTTCCTGCATGTACGAGCCAAGTGCGCCCATAGCGGCATCACCGACATCCATGTTGCCTCCGCTGCCACCTCTTGACATTCCACTTCCACTCATGCCTCCACCGCCGCTAGTCAACATACTTGTGCCGATTTGACCGAGCATGCCGCCTGCCGCGTTTAGTCCACCAGCGAATCCACCTGCTCCAGTAGCTGCGGTTGGAGCGCCAGTGAATGCGCTCAATGCTCCTTGTCCAAACGTAGACAGGCCAGACATGAATCCACCGCCAGCCGCTCCTGCACCTGCCGCTCCGGCCGCTCCGGCTGCGCCTGCTCCAGTTGCCGCTGCTGTGCCAGCTCCGGCTGCTGCTGCTGTTCCTGCTGCACCCGCTGCTCCAGCTCCAGCCGCGCCTCCTGCCGCCGCTGCTCCACCCGCAGCTCCTACTGCTGGGGCTGCTGCTAATGCGGCTCCGCCAGTCGCAAGTGCAGCCGCGCCAAGGATAACGCCCATTACGATCTTTCTCTTCTTTTCTTCTTTTTTGCGGCGCTCCTCCTCTTCGCGCTTATATTCAATCTCAGCCTGCGCTCCACCCATTCGGGAATACGCGCTAGCAATTTGATTGGCAGTTTCCTGTGGAAAGTAGTTTTGCCGATTAGCTTCTGAGAATCCTTGCATATAAATAACAGGTTAAACAACTTCGCCGTTTTCGCGGATGAACGGCACATCTTCGCCAAGCAAATTGAATATCTTCATCCAGAATGCCTGAACTGGCTTAAATAGCCAGCCATGCTTGTTCTGTCCGTAGTACCACTTGGCATACGACACAGCCGGATCTGCAAACAGCTTAGACACTGCAAACTTAAACAATTTAGACTTGCGCATCAAGGGAACAAATACTTCAGCCAGCTTGTAATACCCACGACGATTGCGTGGCGTAACATGCTCGTCCCTGTAGCGACGAACAACTTCATCCATCACGCCGTTGCCATACCGAGCCTCTAGCATAATAAAGCAGCACAATCCTCCGCCCCCGCCGCCTGAAGGCTGGCTTGCCCTGCCCTGCAAGTACGAGGCAGCAAAGTTTGCTTGGTTGGCGTACTGGCTCATCGTGTTTTGATATGGCAGCATGTTTAGCCCGGTAATCACAGGATTAGTTGGGTTGGCAATGTTAAGCCCAGCTTGAGCGTATTGATTTTGTGCTTGGTTTGCGGATGTGCCGTAGGCCCCTTGAGTTGGGGGCACATTAAAGTACGCAGACATTGCTGGCCCCATTGCTTGCTGTTGCGTTCCGAGTACGCTTGCTGCAATCTGGGCTTGATTTGCTTGCAGTGTGTTTGCTGCCTGCATCCGGCCAGATTCAGCCTCACCCCTAGCAAGAGCTTGATTAAACTGCTGGCCTTGAATTGCAGCAGCCTGTTGTTCTTTTGTAGCAGCTTGTCCAAATTGTTGGGCCTGCGTACTAAGGCCAAGTTGTTCTTTGCCCAAAGCCTGCTGGTATTGCTGCCCCTGAACTGCGGCCTGTTGCTGCTCTTTAGTTGCCGCTTGCCCAAACTGCTGCGCCTGAGTTGACAGCCCAAGCTGCTCTTGGCCAAGTGCCTGCTGATACTGTTGCGCTTGAAGACCAAGTCCAAACTGCTGCAAGCCGAGCCGCTGCTGGTACTCTTGAGCTTGAGCAGTTCTTTGCAGGTCTTCCTGAGCCATACCTTGCCCAAACATCTGAGCTTGCGCTCCAAGACCGTACTGCTCGGCTCCCACCTGTCTAGCGTATGTCTGCGCCAATGCTGGCTGATACAAGCTAGAAATGGTTCCCATAGCCTGCTGGGCAGCAGCCTGCCGCTCGCGATATCTTCGCTCTGAAAGCTCTTCGCGACCTAGCACCTCTGCTGTAATAGCCTGTGGGCCAAGTGCCATTCCTCTGTCAGCGTAAGCCTGACGAGCAGCCTGAGTTGCCATTCGCTCTTGCTCTGGAGTTAGCGATCTTCCAAGGGATAGGTCTAGGTTAATCTGTTCTCCAAGACGCCGCGCTCCCTCTTCAACTCCGGGCATTACGCCCATGTATTGAGATACAAGATTTTGATCAATATTGCCAAGAGCAGATTGCAGCTCAGGGCCAGCAACGTTTGAAGTGTATTCGCCGGGCCTGTACGCCTGCATCCCGCCAAGGGACATGTCTGCGGTTGGACCCGCAACTTGAGACAAGTATTGACCAGAGACTGGACCTTGCACTTGCCCTAACTCTTGTCCGTAAACTGGACCTTGAACCTGTGCAAGTGCTTGTCCTGCCGTTGGGCCTGCAATGTCGCCAAGTTCCTGTCCATAAGTTGGCCCACCAACCTGCTGCTCAAATGCTGTAAGCTCTGGAGCTTGATTTGCCCTTGCGGCCATCTGTGCGCCAAGAGATCCAAGAGATCCAAGCGCCTGCTCGGCCCCCGGCATCTGATCTAAGTACTGCTGTTGATACTGAGGCATCAACTCTTTGTACTGATCAAGCTTGCCGCGCTGAATAGCCTGGTTAAATAGCGTGTCTGTACGAGCGGCTAGTTCGGCTGTTGGGATGTTTGCAAACTGCGCGTCATATTGAGACAATTTCTGTTGCTCTTCAGCAGTTAAGTCTGTCTTACTGCGCAGTGCGCTAATCTCAGGCGTGTCTGTAGCAGCCTGAATGTTCTTGAGCATCTGCTCGCGTTGAGCTTGCCCGGTGACCTCAGCCAGCATTGGGGCATACTGAAGCTCAAGATTTGCCGACTCACCCAAGACGGCCTTCATGGCATCTACGTTTTCTTGTAGAATTGCCTTGGTGTCTGGAGGCTGCTGTGACTTAGCGTAAACGGCTAACTGCCCAACGGTGGGCGTGTCTTTGTCTCTTGGTGACTTCCCTAGCGCAGCATACGCCGTTTTGCTTCCAGTTGCATATTTAGCTTCTAAACCTTTAAGTAACGCAGCAGCTTCGTTTCTGGCCGTCTTTGAGTAAGTTCCAGAATCGGCAATAATGGCATTAAGCCTATTCTTTTTGTTGATGTACGAATTGTTCCAATCCGTTAAAAATGCGCCATCTCTTGCGTCTTCAGAGCTTAATGTATCTAGTCTTAACTGACTAAATTCTTTTTTGAGATTACGGCTAGATTCATCTGCGTTAAGTGCAGCTTGTCTGTCGGTATATTCTTTTTTTGGAACAAATCTAGTGCCATCATAAATATACTGACCATCATAAGATGATTCGCCCTCTTGGGGATTATAATAAGCCATATGCTGTGTTGTTTAAATCTAAGCAGTGAACGTAATCGTTCCAGATGTGTTAAAGGTGTGAATAGTGTTTCCGCTAGATGTTGAGATTGTGCCTCCAGTAGCCCGCGCAGCGCCAGAATACCAGATCTTTACCACACCAGATCCGCCAGCTCCTCCATCAGAAAAATATCCTCCTCCTCCTCCACCGCCGCCAAGATTTACGGTTCCATTTACTCCACTGAGGCTACCATATCCACCTCCCCCTCCTCCGCCTGTTCCACCAGTAGAACGAGTGGTTCCAGTGGTTTTTCCTCCTCCGCCTCCTCCTGAGTAAACTACAGTAACTCCGGCAACAGTAGCAGATCTTCCAGCTCCTCCAGCTCCACCTAAAGTAGATGTAGCATTTCCTCCAATAGCTCCACCTCCGCCACCTCCGCCACCTGAAAAGTTAGGATCAGCAGAAAATCCAGTGCCACCATTGTACCCTTGAATTGAAGCTAAAAACGGAGTGTTCCCAAGACCTGCATTCCCAATAATGGTGGATTCAGTTGCCCCACCTCCACCACATCCACCATTTAGTCCATTTGCTCCTGAAGGGTTTAATTGGCCAATAGCGCCACCGCCACCGCCAGCGGCTGAATACCCATTTGTTTCAGAATTTGTTCCGTTATTTCCTAAACCACCCGATATTGCACCTCCGGCTCCAACAGTCACAGGATATGGAAATCCAATGTCAAATTGAACTCCAGTTTGCGAGACAAGTCCTCCGCCACCTCCGCCACCTCCGCCAAGACGCGCTCCGCCACTTCCGCCACCTGCTACAAGCAAAATGTTAGTAGCTGCGCTTAAAGAAGCAGATGCAGAGAGGAAGTTAAGTGCTTTTGAAAACATTACTAGGAGTAATTTTTAGACACATTTCCATACCACTTTATGCCGTCAGATACAAAGGAGAATATATCAGTCTTGTTTACAGTTGCAGTCAAAGCTGGAGTTACCCCGCCCGGAAAAGAAACTGGTGTAAATGTAGCTGTTGCTGTTGCGGCTGAAGGCTGCTTAAGATAAACAGTAAATGATTTACCAGCAGCTACGGCGGGCATTGTAAATGTACATGCTGTGGCGGGAGTCAACGTTGCGACAATTACGGTCGAGCTAGTGATGTCTAGCGTTTGCGCTGATCCAGCAGCAGCTATTGTCTGCACTCCTTCAGTGTACCCATTGATTGTTGGGTCTTGCTGAAAGACGGCTAACCCAGTTCCAGTCTTACTAGCACCAAGTGCATCCCTTAAGGTTGTGCTAGATGGCGTCTGTAAAAAGTTAGGCACATTAGCACCTAACCCGCTAATCTTGGTTACACTTAAAGTGGTAATTTGACTATCGGCAATCCCAACTCCAACTTGTGCAGCAGCAATTCCAGTAATTTGACCCGCTGTAATTCCAGAGCTAATTTGATTGGCAGACAAGCCAACAACTTGAGCTGATGTAATTCCTGACAAGATTTGATTTGCTCCAATCAAAACAGGCTGGCTACTTGCCCCAGTAACAACTCCATTTGCATTTACAGCCACTACAGGCACCGAGGCTGCGCCCCCGTAAGTCCCGGCAGTCACACCGGAAGCCTGCAAGTTTACGCCTATTTGGCCGTTGCTAGTAACTGGACTATTTGTGACAGCAAGTGTGGTTGAAGCTACTCCAACTGAAGTAACCGTGCCACCTGCGGCTCCAGAAATGCCAACATTAGTTACTGAGGTGATCCGGCCAAGAGCATCAACCGTAATTTGCGGGATTAAAGCATTGCTGCCGTAAGTACCACCAGAAGCACCAGAAGCTGGCAGAGCAGTAGAAGCAATGCTGGATACCTGCGCAGACGTAATACCTGGGCCAATCTGAGATGCTGACAGGCCAGTAATCTGTGCAGACGTTAATCCGGGCAGTACGTTTGCCGCGCTAACAGTGCCGCCTCCTGCTGCTGGCGTATACCCAAGAGCTGCGGTTACGTTTGCGGCAGACAGCGACGTAAGGTTTGCGCTGGTTATCTCGGATCGGATGGTGGCAGAAGACTTGTTTTCTACGTTGCTAAGGCCAATATTAGTGCGAGCTGCTGTTGTGTCTGTAAGATCAGACAAGTTGTTGGCCTTAACAAGCAAACTTGACGTGTTAATGCCACCAAGCGCCTGCAATACGGTTGCCTTCCTAAGAAGCCCGCTAGACAGAACAGAAATCTGAAGCAAGCTAGGATCGACATTAGCACCAAGGTCAACTTGATCTGATATAGAACCCGGCAACAGCGTCGCATTGTCCACATGCGCGTTTAGGTTTGTTACAGAAACCGTTGAATTGGTCGTTGAATAAGTTGTACCTTTGTTGATCTGAGCCATAATTACTCCTGACTAACCATTGGCCGATTCGCGCCAATGCCATAAATTGTTACACCTTTTAACGCAGGTCTGCCAGAAGAAAATTGTATTGTGAAGTCAATCCCCGATCCACGCATCGCAACACGAGGCCGCAATGTGCCGTCTGAGTTGCCGGAAAACTGATACCCAAGGATTTCTTGAGTAGCGTCTGGATCATGCGCGCTAGCAAAGATAGCAACTGCGTCCTGCTGCACATTGTTGAACTGAAACTCTCCACGGCTAAATCTCTTTTCAGACAGCGATTCCATCGTAAACTCGCGAGTGCGTACAAATGAGTTAATCGGAATAAGCTGACTCCCCACGTTTAGGTCTACTGGTAATGCAAACGGCAGCGTCACGCCTGCGGCAGCGTTGGTGTAGAAGTCTCCATCTTCAAGCTCTTCAGTCAAAAAGACGCCGCCAAACTGCAATGCGCCAGTAAAGTTGGTGAGGATAAATAGCCTCTTTTGAAACTGGTACGAAGCAACAATAAGATTGTCTGCGTTAAGACCTGCTGGATAAACATCTATGCTTTCCCAGTTTTTGTTTAGGTTATTGTAAATTATAACTCTATTATTTCTTGCTGTCGGATTAGCAAGATCATCAATTGGAAGTGCTATAAAAAACCTATTGTCGTAGTACGTTGCAACTGAGTTGCTGACAATTGAGTAATCTAAACCTTCAAAAAAGTCAGAAATTGGCTCAGACAATGGCATTGTGTTGCCGATGACTTTAAGGTCTAACTGCGGAGTAAGTAGGTAAATTCCCTTGCTCGAAAGGAACATAACGTACTGACCAGCATTTACGATTGTCCTTCTAGCCAAGCAACCCAGCTCTGTGGTAATTACCGTTACTTCACTTGTGTCATCGGCTGTAATGTCAAATCTTGGATCAAGAAACGCCATGTATATGGAGTTTCGCATAAACACCAAAAACTTGTTTTCAATCCATGGCAGGCATCCAACAATAATATCATTGCCGCCTTTATTTATTGTAAAGGCATTAAACCTAACATCAGTTTGAAACGAAAGAATATCACTTACAACCAATTGATGGTTTGTGTATTTTGAAACTACTCTGTTCTGGTAATAAAAGCCAAACTCAGCAGGCGGCAGTGAATTTGTAATTTCTGTTAGTGCTGTAACCCCCGAAGCTGGATCAACATACCTTTGGTCTGCTGCGGTAAACTGAGTTGTTGCAGAGTCCCAGATTAACGGCGGGTTGCCGCGCACTGTGGTGAACCCAGTAAGAGCTGCATTGGCTGTAATTAAAACACCAGTCGTATTTGTAAATTGGTATGTAAAAGTGCTTGGCCCTGTTACTGTGATAACATAATTGCCATCAATTGCTGATTGTGCCCTAAACGTAGTCGATCGTGTAGTAACCTCGTTGCCAGTAGAGTAGTTGTGCGGGGCGGTCGTTGTGACTGTAATTGTTCCAGTAGCGCCAATTGCAATGTCTGCGTTAGTAACACTTGCTGTAAAAGTTACATCATCGTACTGCCCTCGAAAGATGATAATCTTGTCTAAAGCCTGTATAGGCTCCACAATTATGCTGGCGGACACAAATCGTCCTGTGGGATAAGTGTATGGGCCAAGAGTTGCCTCTGGATAGCCGATCTGTGCAGGCCGATATAGGTGCATCCTATCGGAAAAAACCAGCACTATGTTGTCACGGCCAAGTGAGTCAATCCACACTCCTGAACCGACCATTGTTAGGTTATTTAGAGTGGCGTCTGTAAGCCGCTGACAACCCTTTCTAGGCTGTGCAATGCCTCTCTGTAGCCTTACGTTCTGAGCAGCCTGAAGAATGCCCGGAGGCAAATTAGCAGGATCAAGCCTACTGGCAAAGCCAGTGTAGCTGTTGTCTGATTCAGCTTGCTGCTGTGAAGGCATTAAGAGATGAGCTTACTGAGCTTGTCTACAACTCGCTGAAGATCGTCGCGCAACTCAATCATGCGCTCATTGTGCATGTCTTCTCCACCTTCTTCTTCTGAGTACTCTCCTTCTTCCATGTCTTCCTCTTCACCGTACCCGCACTCAGAGCAGCAGCCGTCAGACTCAAGTGGAGACTCGCATTCAGGGCAGGACTTTCCTCTTTTTCCGCCCATGGGGCTTCCAAGAATCATCAGTAAGGTTTTAGCGTCGGTCTTAGGCATATAGTTAGGCAATTAAAGATTGTCCTTTTTCCCTGCGAACACACAGATCAGCAAGAGCGTAAGGAGTATTGTACTCAAAATGAGGCGCATCGTAAATAGACTTAAAGTTCCCACCCCACCGCAACTTGTGCTTTGCTGCGAGTGTTGAAGCGTGCTTGTGCATCATGTCTGCAATCTTCTTGTCAGCCGGAGTACTATCATCCATGTACACTTTACCCTTAAACACGCCACAATCGATGGCTAACCCAAAGTTGTGCATACTTGATCCTGGCTTGGCATTGGTCACCTTTGGGCCGGGAGACGTGCGTCCTTTGGCGTACAGCACAGCCTGCTCATCCCAAGAACGAGTGCCGCAGATAATCTTGTAGTCCAGTCCTTCTTTGGCAACCAGCTCCTTAGCTTCAATCAAAAAGTCAGCAAAAGCATCTCGTACTTCAGGAAGTAGCGAGTCCAAGTGTTTAGCTGACCGTTCGTCGATCATCGTTTCTCGTTGCGAATAACGTCGATGGTTCCAAGAATTGTCAGCGCAGCAGCGCCCACAGCGTCAACGTGGCCAGTCTTCACTCCAAATCCGGCCAGAACCCACTTAAGAAGCCCGAGCCATGTCGATGGTTGTTTGAGGTACTCTTTCATAATTCAGTCGTGTAGTTGAGCAATTCGCTCCCAAAGTTTAAGCCGATCGTTTTCGCATTCAGAAATCTTAACTTCCAGCTTATTAAGTTTACTGTGAAGGTAATAAAGCGCAAGTGCTAGTAGGGATACTGTAAGACCTTGCTCCAAAATATGGGTAAGAACCTTGGCAATAAACTCGTCCATGTTACTTCTTTTTAGCTGTTTTGGCCGATTGTTTAAACGCTTTTGCCGTTGGGGCACCCTTAGTTCCCGGCTTACGCATTTTCTCCTTGCTGCCAGCAGCGATACGCTCGCGTTTGGCGTGGATGTTGGAATAAAGTCCCTTCTTCATAGATTAGCACTTCCAGCGTTTAAGGCTTGCCTTGGCACGTTCTGCCGGGCCTTTGGCTTTAGCAACTACGCCTGCCATTCTAGCGCAGAAGCTCTTCTTGCGTCCAGCGTCAGCTTTAGTCTTAGGACTAGGTGCAGGAGCCTTCAGGTTGCTGCCAGTAGCTCGATTGTACTTGGCTCGACCTTTTGCCGTCAGACCTGCACCTTTAGACACAGGCAACTTCTCACCGCGACCAACAGATAGGGAGGTAGATTTACGAGGCATGGTTAGAATGTGGCAAGTAGCACTCGTTTCCAGACGTTGGTTGCCGTGCAGACGTATAGCCAGTTGTTGGCGTTATCCACGGCAACTTGCCCCACAAGGCCAGCAGAAGTTGAAGTAGCCGGGATGGCAACGTGCGTTGTGTTGGTTGTGCGAACTCCTGCTGCGGTCGTCAGATACATCTGGTCGCCAAACCACTCAACGGCATTTCCTATCGGCGTTCCCATTAACGCAACGCCAGATTGAAAGATGAGCGGACAATTCTGTGCTCCGCTACCATTTGCGCGTAGTGTTTGCGGCCCAGTAAATACATTGCTGCTAAGACTCGCAGGCGACGCTCTTAGATTAACGCGAACCATCGTAATGTTGGTTGTCCCAACAGTGATTTCAGTGGTTCCTGTTCCGGTCGGCCCCACAAATGTTTGAACAAACCCGTTTTGGGATGAACCAAAGCGAGACATGTACATCGAATTTCTGACCACGCCAGTGTACCAAGATGGGCGAGTGAAAACAGCCTGCACCCCCACAGCCCCCACAGTTGTCACTTCCCAAAATCCGTTTTGTGTTGTTGTGGTTTGTAGTGCAAACGCAATAATGTCGCCCAGTACTGGAGTGTAACCGTCTGTTGCAAACACCCCTGTTGCCGTCACAGTAAACGTGTTTGGAGACACGCCAGTGTTCATTGTACCAACAATGTTCGCGGTGGTCTGCGCCTCGACCATCCTCATCCCAATACCTAAACTTGAAATGGCAGCTTGGGTACTTATCGCTCCCGTTCCACCTTTATCTATTGCTAGTGGAGCAGCCGAAGTAAGTGCAATCTGTGCGCCAATTCCAGTTGCGCTAATCGCTTGATTGCTTGCAGCAGTCAACCTGCCGTAAGCGTCTACCGTGAATGCGGCAATCTGTGTAGAAGAGCCGTAAGACAACGCGGACACGCCAGTGGTCGTCAGCGCCAACGTGCGGCTAGTTGAAAGGTCGCCTCCACCAGTTAATCCATCGCCACTTAGCACGCTCACCTGAGACATTGCCACCTTGCTTAATGCAATTGCAGCGTTGGTAGCCACATCAGCATTTACTAGCAGTGAAGCAGGCGATTGAAACACACCATCAACTACCTTTACCAAACCACTGCCACCAACAGATGGGACCGTAGTGTGGACGTGCGAAGGTTGTGTTGCTCCAAAGTTAAACGTGATCGTCTTGTTGTTCTGCGTCGCTTTTCCTAAGAACTGGATGTACAGACGGTCACTTGTTGAAACAGTAGTCTGCGGAATCACTACAGACGCGATGTACTGTGCAGTCACCGCTGGATCGTAGATCGAGATGTCATCTGATGTGGAAAGCAGTGTTGCAGTCGTGCCGTCATATTTGAACACCTTAAGCTGGACGATTGTCTCATTTGACGTAGTTCCAGTTGAGGACGCCCAGAAGTTAAAGTCAAACAGCCCGGCTGGGATGGCTGTGATATTTGGGTCTAAGACATCAGTAATAAAGTGGACTACTAAGTCGTATCCAGTTGTAGACAGATCACCAGATGTATAGCTTGTGCCAGTTGTGTCGGCTGTGCGGCCAAGTTCTTTAACAATGGTTGGCGTTGTTGGTAGCCCGGTTGTTGGGGCATCTGCTGCCGTATTGTAGTTGAAGAAGAACACTTGTCCTCCACCGCCAGACCCGCCACTAGGAATTTCGCCCGGAACCCATGCAGTTCCATTCCATTGAAGCACCTGTCCATTGCTTGGAGCAGTTTCAGACACTGCATTTCCTTGGATTTTAGCCACCGTTGGGCTTGGCAGGTTACCACTCAAGTCTCCTCCAGCAGCCTGCGTTGCTGACATAGCCCCAAGGGCCGTAAGAGCTGCCGCTGCGCTAGTTGATCCTGTACCGCCGTTTGTGATGGCAATAACGTCGCTAGTAGCTACCGCACCAATTGATCCTGGCGTAATAGCGGAGATCTGGGCTGATGCCAGCGACTGCACCTGTGCGCTATTGGTAAATGCTGACAACTGCGATGTAAACGCTATACCTTGAATGTCCGTCGTAGTTGCGTAACCAGAAAGCTGTGCGCTAGAAAATGCTCCAGCAGCACTTGTTTGAATGGAGCCGTCACCAAACTTAATACCGCCGGAATCTACAGCAAGGGCAGTCACTGCATCTGGAGTTGCTCCAATCCCCACTCGGCCAGAAGCAGAAATAACAAATGCAGTTGCGTCTGGGCTAGTGTCATCTTCAACTCGAAACGCCTCACCTGCGCCAGTCTGTAAGATTGAAACAGCGGCAGAAGTAGAAGCAGCCGTAAAAATAGCAGCGCGACCTGTGCCGTTTTGCTGAACCGTAAGCGCGTTTACTGCTCCACCCACGCCAATGGTTTGCGTCTGGTTAAAAGTGTTTGCTTGATTTAGCCCAGCAACTCCAACATTCACTCCAGTGCTTGGAGAAAATGTAAGTTTGCTCTGATTACTAACCCACACATCCCCAGCCACAATAGTTGATGGAGAAGCCGCGCCAATAAATCCTCCAATGTTGGCTTTAGCCTGAGCCGTGGTTGCCGCCATGATAAGGCGACCGTCCATCGTAGACCCAGCCTTCAGCACATAAGCAGACAACTGGGCCGTGTCTAAAGCTGGCACTTGAGCTGAAGTGATCCCGCCCAATGCAGCAAGTGCGCTAGGTGCGTCTGTGGCTCCAGTTCCACCATTGCCAATTCCGATGATTGCGCTTGTAGCAAAAGCTCCAATGCTTGCTGGCGTGATATCGGCAATCTGAGCGGAGGCAATTGCGCTTACTTGTGCCGTGTTGGTAAACCCGCTGATTTGTTCAGTTGTGGCAAAGCCAGACAACTGTGAAGTAAACGCAATGCCTACAATCTGCTGAGTAGTGGCAAATCCAGATGCCGCATCGGTTGAAAGCGCACCAATAGTGGCAGGCGTAATGGCTGCGATCTGAGCTGATGTCAGTGATTGAACCTGTGCGCTGTTAAGGCCACCAATCTGGTCGGTGGTAGCAAGCCCAGCAATCACCAACGACTTGGAGGCTGTTTTGGTTATCCCTCCTTGATTAAGGACAAAGATGTCAGCGGTGCCAACTGCGGTTGCTGATGGAAGTGCAGAGATTTTTACGTCAGGCATACGATTAACTAATTAAAACCCAAGAAAGAGAAGACTCATCCCAATTGTACCTATTGCCGTCAGACGGATATGCCACAGGAGCTTCCCAGATGCAAGTCTCTTCATCTAAGATCCATGACGGATATGGTTGTTGAGCGTAAAAAGCATCGCGCACCTCATCGTACACAAAGCCAATCCCAGCGTAGTTCTTTCGCAATGGACGGCCTTCTGGATGTTGTCCAGCGTGCGTGTTGTAGCTTGTTTGAACCCATTTTCCAGGCAAAACGCCAGAGTCAATAAAGTCCTGTTCAGCAACAATTACTCGTTGAACGATTCCGTCTTTAATTTCAGCAAAGTGAGCCATGTTAAGAAGTAAATGTTAATGTTCCTGAAGAGGTAAACCGGTGGTAAGTAAATCCGCCGCTTTGTGTAATTGTTCCGCCTGTTGCGCGTGGGGTGCCAGGATAGCGAACTTGAACAACTCCAGACCCACCTGCTGCTCCAACTTCATATCCACTAGTAGGCCATCCAACGCCTCCTCCAGATCCTGTATTTACTGCTCCGGCAGTAGCAACAACGTCTGGATCAACATCGGTATTTGCCCCTCTTCCACCCCCACCTGCCCCTCCAGGGCCGCTAAGTGCCCCGCCGACTGAACTAAGCGATCTACTGCCACCTCCGCCACCTGCTCTTGTTATCCCATCAAGCCAAGTTAACCCGTCGCCACCCTTTGCTGTTGTTGCGGCTGTTGCGCCAGCTTCTCCGGCTCCACCACCTGCACCACATTCACCACCTGCGGGTCCATTTCCTCCGTTAAATCCTTGGCCTGCTACTCCGGCTGCCCCCGGGGTCGACGCATAAGTTCCACCTCCAGATCCCCCTGCGCCGCCCCCGCCGCCTCCGCCTGTTGATATTACAGAGAATGGAGAGGATACCAATGAACTGTTTGTGCCGGGATTTCCACCGGGATTAAGGGCATTGGTTTGCACCGGTCCGCCAGCTCCAATAGTTACGCTATAAGTCAACAGCGAGCTTACAGAAACAGACGCAGCTAAATACCCACCTGCACCTCCACCGCCAGACGCAAAATTGTTGCCCTCTCTTGCTCTTCCACCAGACCCACCTCCGGCAATTACAAGATAATCTAATGTAAATGGAGCTATTACAGAAGTGCGTGAAAAAAATACATTTTTTGAAGCAAAAAGCATATTTTAATATGTAAAGTTCTGAATAAATGAACCATACCAGTTTACCCCATCAGAAGTAAATGAAAGTATATCCATCCTTCCAACAGTTGCTGTAATTGTTGGAGCAGTTCCAGCAGACCATCTTACTCCTGTAAATGTTGCGGTTGTTGCAGTTCCTGTAGCAGGCTGCTTAAGGTATAACGCAAACGATTTACCAACTCCAACCGACGGCATAGTAAATGTGCATGGCGTTGCAGATGTCAATGTTGCGGTAATAACAGTTCCAGCCGTAATTACTAGTGTGGCAGCTGCTCCAACTGTGCCAACAACTACTGTTCCTTCTGTGTAGCCATTAATTGTCGGCGTAGCAATTGTTGGTGAAGTCGCAAATACATTAGCTCCACTGCCCGTTTCATCGGTTAATACCGCTGCAAAATTTGCACTAGAAGGAGTCTGAAGAAATGTAGAAACGCCAGAGGCAAGCGAATTGACTTGAGTTACGTTAATTCCAACAATTTGAGCAGAAGTAATCCCGGCTCCTACTTGAGCGGCAGACAAACCTGTTATTTGAGCTGACGTTAACCCTGCTAGCACTTGGCTTGCAGCAATAGATAAAACCTGTTCTGTCGCGCCAGTTAAAACGCCGTTTGAATTTACAGCAAATACTCCAACAGAACTTGCAGATCCATATGTTCCAGCAACTACTCCACTTGGAGAAAGCCCCGCAATTGTTGCGGTTTCCAAGTTGGTTACTCGGCCATAAGCATCTACCGTTATAACCGCTGACTGTGCGCTAGATCCTGCTGTAATTGCAGCAACGCCAGTAGTTGCAAGGTCAATTTGAAGCGCCCCAGAAAAGATTACAGGGCTGTTCGAAATAGCCAACGTACTTGAAGTAGCTCCAACAGAAGTCACAGTTCCGCCAGCAGTACTAGACACACCCACGCTTGTTGCGCCTGTGATGCGGCCAAAAGCATCTACGCTAATGATTGGAATTGTAGAATTGCTTCCGTAAACATCCGATATAACACCAGAAGTCTGAAGCGCAATCGTGCGGCTTGTGTCAATTGTTCCGCCGCCAGTTAGCCCACTGCCAGAGTTAATGCTGATTGCATTAAGTTGAGCTGTAGTCAACGCTCTAACCTGTGCGCTGTTTTGAAGCGCAGCCAACTGCGCAGTGTTGGCAATACCAGAAATCTGAGTAGTCGTAGCAAAACCAGAGGCTGCGCTAGTTGCTATTGCTCCAATGCTATCCGGTGTAATTGCAGCGATTTGTGTGGATGCTAACGCCAAGACTTGTGCGCTATTCTGAAAAGCAGCAGACGTGGTCAACAATGTGTACGCAGACAACTGCGCAGTCACAAGAGCGGGCACATTTGCAGACGTAACACCACCGAGATTGGACAGCGCGGCAACGGCTGTAGTTGCCCCGGTTCCTCCTCCTGAAATAGCCAGTGGAGAAGCAGAGGTTAGAGCAGGCTGTGCGTTAAGTGCCGCTAAAGCAGCCGTCGCGCTGGTCGATCCAGTTCCGCCACTAGCCACAGGCACAACAGGCAACCGAGCAGTGCCTAGTGTTCCACTGGTAAGCTCTGCTGCATTGAGTGTCTTTACCTGCGATACATCGCATTTTTTAGTAGTCCCACTCTGAACAAGGACAAGCGTATCGGTGAGCGCGACCGTTGACGCTGAAGTTAAATCTGTGATTCTAGGCATAATTAACTCGTGGTAATGCGATAACTAAACTCATTATTAAGGTAGTCCCCTGCTTCAGTCAATATCTGATATTCAGTAACAGGAGGAGTTGGCGGAACATACGCTTGCTTGCGAAACTTAAATGTCTCTTTGTCTCCTTTAATTCCAATCCGCGCAACAATCTTTGCGCCTGGAGCTGCTGGCGTACCGTTCTTCTTGATAAGAAATTTTCCAATCATACTTAGTATGTGTAGGCCATGTTCATTTTCTGAACTTGTCCTTGCTGGCGAATCAAGACATCAATCTGCTGTTGAACTGCCATCTCGGCAATCTGATCAAAGACAACAGCCTCATCAGTTCTTCCTTCTGACTTCAGGAAGTCTGAGCTAACTCCGTTTACCAAAAAATCTTTAAATCTGTACGGAATTGCAACAACTTCCCAGTATTGGTTAGGTGGATCTGCTGGAGCAACTGAACTTGAAGCTACCACAGAGTTCCAGAAATTGGCCTTAGTCCCGCGTCCTGCATTTGTTGGCTCGTATGCTGAAGACAACTGAAGCGTGTCGTAATACACTTGCGAGCCAACCGCGTATGCAGTGGCGTTTTCAAACTGGTTGCCAGTCAACCTTGGAGCATCGAGCCTATACTGTATGTGCTTTTCTCCGTTCTGCAAAAAGCGAAGGTAGGTAACATCTACAGTCTTTGTGGTGGCCGGAATATCATCTATATCCTCCACTGTAAAATCTACAGGCACAACTCGTGTCGTTAATCGCGGATCACGCTGCCATGCTGCAAGTCCCTGTAAAGATCCAGTTGGCATTTGAACAAGCCGCTGTGGATTCTTGTCAAACAACACGGTAGTTGTCAGATTTCCGTTTGGGCCTTGATAAGTTGGAAAAGTAATAGACGACTCGTAAGGCAAGTTGATCGTAATATCCGAGATGTACGCGCCATTTGAGTCTGTAGCCGCCGTGTAGGTGAACGTGTACTTTTTGTCTGAAAGACTTACAAGCTCGCCATTGTAACTGTAATAAAACGGATTTTCGAACGCTACTTCCGTTTGTGTAATGGTTCCAAGCCTATAGGCATCTTCAAAGAAATCAGCCAAGTAAACCCTTGGAAAGTTGGAATCCAAAGTCAACTTTAGTCCGATTGTATTTTCTTCAAATTGCTGGAAAAGAGGCAGCAGATCTTGAGTTGTTAAATCCAGCAAAGACTCTGTTTGCAAAACAGGCGGATTGACAAATGCAGCGGCACTAACTGGGTTGCCCGTGAATGTCTTAATGAACCTGTTGATGTCAGGCCATTCTTCGCGATCCCATATTGTTCCTATTCTACGGGACGTAAAGTCACGAATAGAAGCAAAACTCTTGTCATTTAGCGTCGATCTGTCCAACCCAATGAGTTGGCAAACTTCAGACAAGATGTCGCTAAATGGAACAGCTTTCATGCGTAAACAGTGCGGGATCTTACGTTAGTGGATGGAACCCAACCTACACTAATTTCTTTTGTACCGCCAGAGTTAACTTTGCACTGAGGATTATCTCTCCAAAATTCAGCAAGAAACTTTTCGTCATCCCAACATTGATACCCGAGCTTATGCCCCCAGAAGTGGTACGCTTGTCCGGGAATGCTGCCAACTTTTTGCCCAATCCCGTCAATCGACTTGTGGCGCATCTTTGTAAACTTGGCAGAGTTCTTGGAGTCAATCTCAGCTTGAATACGGTTCATCTGCCAGCCGCGCCGAAACTCGGCTTCCATTGCGGGGATTAAGCTAGGGTCGATATCAATCATAAAATTGTCTCTGTCTCTCCAGAGTGTCACGCCTAGCGGGCTTCCGGCGTTCGATCCGTCCTAGTATACTGCGGGAACGGGCACACAGTCAGCAATCAAGCCTACGAGCTGAAGTCAAACTTGCCAAGACCCAATGGGTTCCCGACAACAAGACCGCAGACGGCTTCTACGACGCGAGCAGGACCGCCACCGAAGTCAGGCAGCGACTGGACAGCGGCGACGTTTCCGCCGTAACGAACTTCGATCAAGTCCATGTTCAGGACAAGACCTTTGTACGGGGTAACCGTCCATGCGCCACCAGCAATAGTCCCGAGAAACACCGTGGGGTGCAATTTTACAGTGCCAAAGTCACCTTGAAACACATCGACCGACTGAACATACGTTTCAGCCGCAGCGTCGCGTTGGAAGGTCTGCACTTTGGTTGCGCCAGCGCCAAGAACTCCAGCAGTGGAGGTCGTGGTGAGCTGAGTTGTCCCAAGCAGGCTGGTGAATGCACGCTTCAAATCGGTGCCAACGATGGCGTCGAACGAGCGGTACTGACCGGTCTGATCGTAGATGCTCTTAAGCATTCCCTGCACAGCAACGTCGGTCAATGCGCTGGATGCACCAGTCAAGATCGAGGTTGAAGGAGTGCGGAACTGTGAAGGAACATCGCCGGGAGTAGGGGTGCCCGTACCAGCGGTGCTGATCCATGTCTGAATCCCTGCCGTGAGGTAAGGAACAGACCCATTGTCCTGCTGTGCAGTCTGGTTCGAGCAGAGAGTCGTCTCAATCGAACGCTTGCACTGAAGGATGGACTTGCTGACGTTGTATGCCAACTCATC